CAGCCCCGAAGCCAACCTATGGGTCAACACACAAGACGTCACACCTTTAGTTATCCTAGCGTACCAATACGTAGCCGAACAACGCATGACCCTCGTTGAAAACTTTACAAATAATGCTGCAATTAAAAACGGCGCATCAGTCCAAGCAATCGAGAGCTACATCGCCCGCCGCCAAACCCCCTACAAACCAATCCGCGAAATGTTCGTCAGGTTACTGGCCGCAATGAAGTTAAGTCTTGTCACCTTTTGGGCATTTTTCGACATGCCAGAGTTGCCAGACGTACCAGAGGTGCCCGACTTCAACACCCACAAGCATGCCTGGAGTCAATGGTGGACACAACAGAAAAATACTTTCGCCAACTGTTGTAAACGCAGTCAAAAGAAGAAACTTACGCCCCAACAGTACGCCACAGTTAGCAGCGACTTCTCATATTTAGAAGATATAGATAACGAAATCCCAGTGGTATTTCAAGACATCGAAGAACCAGGGCCTCAACATCAACCATCAGTAGTCTATCTAAACAACAATATGTTTAAATGTGTTTTTCACACAATTGTCCGGGCTCTTTACACTTTCAACCCGACATATTTTAAGAAGCACTTGTTAAAAGATTTTAGCTACGTTCTCCTTTTAATTTATTTCATTTTATTCGCTTTCGTTCTGACTCCGGCCACTCACTTACCCCTACTGTTCAACGTTTTCGTACTACTGGCTAAAATCACAGTGATTATGCAAGCTCTTTACTCCCCAAGCAAAATTAAGGTCGTCTTACTCGTCATCTGCCACCTATTACTAAGAGAATGGTTCACTGCGCTCTCAATATTCTTCATAAGACTAGACGGTGCCCGCATAATACTAAAATACCTCACCCACAACCAATTGGGATACGCCGTAATAATTTTGGCTTCTTTTTTAACCTTTGTAAAAAGCAAATCTTTTTATGAAACCATAGCGGCTACTTGCACTCCAAACAACTTAGAACCATTTTTACATATTCTTAAAAACGTTCCAGTATGGCAAGGCTTAATACTCAGATTGCCGTCATTCGTCCATTGCGACGCAAAACCTAACAGAGGAGACCGTTTAATCCAGAAAGCCCCAATCTTCCGCGGATTTATGCACAACAATCGCCCCAGAAAATTACACAGATGCAAGAAAAATGGATTAGAAGCAGCGTCGCGCCAGTTCACCTGCAAAGTTCGTCCTGATGAAAAAGTCGTCTCTTTACTAACCCCAATAGTCTCCGATGTCATAAAGATTTTAGAAAGCAAAGAGGTCAACTTCGACACTTTCGAACAATATATGGAGAAGTTCCCTACTGGACAAAGAAACAATTATTTATCTGCCATACAGAGTTTGAAAGACGAATTAGGATTCGATCCCAAGAAATATCAAGCCAACCCAAAGATCGATGAAAAACTCTGTTTCCTGGACCACATCTCCAAAGTTAAAGCTCGCAACATAACAGCCCAAAGCGATGCCGGTAAAGTTCTATTCGGTTATTTCACTCATTTAATAAGTCAAATGGCAAAAAAGAATTTAAAATTTTACGGGAGCGGCCTTAA